TACTTCATGGCGGCGCTGCGCAAACGCTATGACTGCACGCGACAGAAACGGGGGAAACGGGACGCTCCGCGTATCGGTAAAATCCCGCCGCCAATCTAACGCGACAACCGATTTGCTCCGCCGGAATTTGACACTTCGGCGCGCCGATTCGTAGCCTCTGGGCATGGCCAGACCGCGGAAATATCGGGATTCCTACTCACGCCAAGCCGAGGTGGCCGCAGGTGACGGCTGGACAGACCGTAAGATTGCCAAGCTGCTGGGAGTTACTGAGCGGACGGTCAATCGCTGGAAGAAGGATTACCCTGAGTTTTGTCAGGCCCTAAAAAAGGGCAAGGTGCTCGCGGACGATGCGGTCGAGCGCAGTCTGTTCCAGCGGGCGACGGGCTACACGGTGCCCGAGGTGAAGGTGCTCGCGGACGGCACCAAGATCCCCATTCTGAGACACTACCCCCCCGAGGTCCTCGCGTGCATCTTCTGGCTGAAGAACCGGAGGCCGGAACAATGGCGAGAACGGCACGAACTGGCAGTCACGGAGCTTCCCCCGATTAAGGTGCAATTCAATGCCACTGGACCAGATCAGCGAGTGGACAGCCCAACTCAGCCCGAAGCAGACTGAGGCGTGGCGAGTGATCCACTCGCCTGACATTGATGAGGTCCTGTACGGTGGGGCGAAGGGTGGAGCGAAGTCGGTCTTCCTCTGCTATTGGATGTTCCTCGACTGCTACGAGATCGCCCGCCGGCACGTGCCGGAGCCACGACAGCATCCGATCCCCGTTGGGTGGCTGGGGCGCAAAGTGGCAAAACACTTCCGGGAGACGACGCTCGACACGTGGAAACGGTTTATCCCCTCCTGCTATTACCGGATGCGAGGCGATCCACCAGACATCATCATCGGGGAGCGAGTCCTGATCCGCACGGGGGGCCTGGACAGCCGGGAGGCCCTCGAAAAGTTCAATTCTGCTGAATTTGCCCGGATCGGCGTCGATCAGGCCGAGGAGACCAGCCGGGATGATGTCGGCGTGCTCAGGGCCACACGCCGTCTCGTCATTGATGGTGCTCACATCCCCGGCAAGATCGTGTACACGGCGAACCCTGCGGCCTGCTGGCTCAAACAGGAGTTCATCGACTACCCCCAACCACGCAAGTTGTTCATCCCGGCCCTCCCACGAGACAACCCGTGGCTGCCATCAAACTACATCGCCGTGCTGGAGGATTCGTTCGCCCACCGGCCCGACCTGCTCCGGGCCTATCGGGACGGCGACTGGTCGGGCCTGTCCGGCGTCGATCAGTGTATCCTCGAAGACTGGATCACTGGGGCGCGGATGCGGATCGCCCATGAGCCCTCGATCCGCCGGCTGATTACCGTGGACCCCGCCCGCTTCGGTGACGATGTGACCGTGATCCTGTGCTTGGAGAACACCCGGATCGTGGACGCTGTGATCCTGCCCTACTGCTCGACCACCGACATCAGTGCCGCCACCCACGCGATGTCGGTTCGCTGGGGCAAGTGCCCGGTCGTGGTGGAGGATGTCGGCGTTGGGGGCGGTGTGAGCGACCAACTGATACAGCAGGGCTGCAACGTGATCCGCTACAACCCGGCGGCGGCGTCGAGCAACCCGGACAAGTGGTACAACCTGCGGGCCGAGGTCTGGTCGACCGTTGCTCGGTGGTTCTGTGATGGCGTCTGGGACCGGCGCGCGGGGCTGTTCCTCTCCCTGCCCGAGCCCGAAGAGGACCCGGAGTTGGCGGAGGTGTGGCGGGCCGTCTGCCGACAACTGACGTGGCCCACGTACAAATTCCGGGGCGCCAAGACACTGCTGGCCCCCAAGGAGGACATCAAGGCCGACCACGAGGGGGTCTCGCCCGACTACGCGGACGCCTATGTGCAAGGTGTGTGGCACCTGCCCTTCGTGGAGCCGGTCGTCATCCAGGACCGCCGGGGGACTGCCGCCCGCGAGCGCCGACGCCCCAAGGATGAACTTTTGCATGATCGCATGAGTTTTTGACGATTTCGGGTGAAAATTTAGGTAGCAATGGCCGTGCCAGACGGGCGAAATTTGACACCCGAACAACCCGTCGGGTACTTTTCCCCAAATGGAACCAGTGCGAGCCAGTAGGTTACGCGATTTGCGGACCGGCGATATATCGCGGCCGGCCGGGACGGCCTATGCGACCCCCTCGGCAGCTCTGCGTGAACAAATGGACCGCGACCGCGAGCACCGAATCTGCACGTACACGCGGGCGGCGGAGCAACATGAGGCCAAACGACGGAAGCATCGGACCGCCATACGGCTGCACCTGGACGCGGCGCATCGTCACCACGTGGCTCTCGCCGCCCTGGACCAGGACGACAGTTTACCGTATGGCGCCGGAGTCCCTCAATGAAGCCGAACAAGCCAACAGAAGTCAGCGAAGACCGCAAGGTCGAGATCCTGGAGATGATCCGGACCTTCCGGGACCTGGCCGAGACCGGCGGTCAAGACCAGATGCAGCGGATGCGCCGGGCGGAGGACTTCGTCACGGGTGAGCAGTGGGACCCCGGCGTCCAGGCGGCCATGGAGGACAAGGGGAAAATCTGCCTGACCATCCCCCTGATCCGGCCCCAGATCAAGCAACTCGTGGGCCACGTCGTGCAGAACCCCAAGGACATCGTCGTCCGGAATCACCGGGGCGGCCTGAAGGTTCTCGCCGACGTGCAGAGTGCCCTCATCAAGCATCTACTCACGGACCAGCAGGCCGAGCATCAGATCGTCCAGTGGTTCGACCAGGGGGCGAGTACCGGGAGTAGCTACCTCGCCTTGCTGCTCGACGACGACAGCGACCCGCTGCACGGCAACCTGGAGATCCGCCGGCTGAATGAGTTCGAGGTCCTCGTAGACCCGACCTGCCAAGTGTACGACATCAATCAGCGGCGCCTGGGCGCCCGCTTCCTGATCTGGGAACCCTGGGAGGACGCGGACTACATCGAGCAGAAATGGCCGGATGCCCTGGAGGGCTACGTGGCCACGGATGGCCGCGACAGCTCCGCGCAGCGGGCCTTGGGCGGGTTCGTCTCGTGGTTCGTGGGTGGCCTGTCGAGTATTACCCGGATGTTCTGGCGTAAGCCGGCCGCGGAGTTGATCGAGTTCGAGAAGCTGCGCTACCCCGTGACCCACTGCTGGTGGCTGCAATACCGCAAGGCGCACTTCTTCTACGACCACCGCCAGAGCGAGCTGGACGCCATGATCCTGACCGACGCCAAGGAAATCGCCGCTGCCCGCCAAGCGGCCGAGCGCCTGCCCGAGGTCTTCGAGTTACGCGAATCCGTGGTCCCCCAAATGAACCACACGATCGCGCTGGACGACGTCATCCTGGAGCACCACGAAGACGAGTTCAATCTCTTGCAGACGGGTCTCGTCTACTTCCCCGTCGTGCCCTTCCACGCCTTCTTCAACAATGGGTTCAGCGCCGGGATCGCCGAGGACATGATCGGGCCGCAGGAGTTCATCAACTGGACGCGGAGCCAAGCCGTCAACATCATGAAGAACCAGCCGAACAGCGGCTGGCTCATCGGTCAGGACGCCGGCAACAAGGCGCAGTGGCTCGAAGACAAGGCCGGGCAGGACGGCATTGTCATCGACAAGAGCAAGTTCGGTGGGTTCGTCGAGAAGATCACCCCGTCCCCCATGCCCCACTTCGAGCACTTCACGCAACTGGGGCGCGAGGAGATCCGCGAGGTCTCCAACATCCGCACGGAGCGGCCGGAGGAGGACACGAAGCAACTGAGCGGCCGGGCCATTTTGGCCAAGCAACAGGGGAGTCTGACGGGCGTCTCCCCGGTCTTCGCCAATTTCGACTACTCGATGTCCATTTTCGGCAATCTGACGGCGGCCGTGCTGCGCGCGAACCCGATCTACAGCGACGACGAAATCAAGGAGATTATCGAGGACGAGCGCCTGACCGACCCGGAACTGCTGCAGGAATGCCGGCAGGCCGTGGCCACGGCCGTCGGGATCGTGCTGCCGCCGCCGCCCCCGGCCCTCGACGTCTTCATGCTCCAGGGGCTGCCGCCGCACCAGCTCTCGCTGCTCAAGGGGCAGTATGAGCGCCACCTGCAGGACTATCAAAGGTTGATCGAGCGGATCGACAAGCAGGCCCGGCCGATGGCCATTCAGGCCCTGATCGACGCGCTGCGGAACGCGCGGCGGGGCCGGTACAACTGCCGCGTGGCGTTGGCGCCGCAATCCCTCACGAGCCGCACGCGGGAACTGCTCGAAATGGTCGAGGTCAACGAGATGCTGATCGCCAGCCAGTATCAACCGTTGCCGGAAAAGGTCATCCTGGAGGCGTGTGACCTCCGGAGCAAGGACGAAATTCTGAGCTTGAGAGGGTACGGGCAATGAGTCTGCTCTGTAGCTGCTGCGGAGACAAAGTCACCGCCGCCCAGGCGCGGTACTTGGACACCCCGCTGGGCCGGCGACTGGTCTGCGGTAGCTGCGACGCGGAAATGAAGGCGATCTACGACGCGATTGCCGACGGTGACGGCGATGTCGTCATGGAGGCACTGGAACACGATGCCGTGGGAACCGAGTGACGCACCGAGACACACGAAGAAGGCGAGCACGCAAGAGCTGCGCGAGGAGTGGGCGCACGTGGCCAACGGCGTACTCCAGGACACCGACGATGAAGGCCGCGCGATTCGCATCGCCAACGCCCACGTCGCCGCCAAGCAGGCGAAGCGTCGGAAGAAAGGCCAGTGATATGGGCATTGCCGCGATCACCCACCCGACCAGCCCATACACGAGCGATCATATCGAGCGGATGCAGAACGTCGGCTTCACGGACGACTTCCAAGTCTCCCGTCGGGGTGCCGACACGGACCGCCAGGCGGCGCTGCGATTCGCCGATGACTGTATTCGGAAACTGGAGAGCCAACCGCGCGACCTGAGCTGGCTCGATGACGACAAGGAGTGACACTATGGCAAAGGTACGCATGGCACCCGAAGTACAGAACCCCCCGGCCGAGGCGGTGGAGCCGAGCGAGGAGCGCGACATCCAGGCCGAGCAGGCCGCGAAGGCCAAGGAGCTGGAGCACCAGCAGAAGGTCCGCGCCGATCAGCAGGCGAAGGACAACGCCGCGATTCTGCGCGACCGCGAGGCCGCCAAAGAGGCCGAACTGAAGATCCAGCAGCAGGAGCGCGAGCAGCGCGCGCGGGTCATGGCGGCGCCCTTGTCGACGGCCGAACAGAACGAACTGCAAACGCTGGAAAAGCAGGCGATGAAGCCGGGCAACCGCGAGCCGCTTACCATGATCCGACTGAGCGACTTGCGGACACGCGCTAGGCTCGGGCACCAGCCGGAGTAAACTAATTCACAAGTGAAGATGCGGGTTCACGGGTGCGGCGACGGCCAACACCCTCGACGTGGCCTTTTTGTGTGCGCCCGCCTCTTTGCCCCGCTCCGCCTCGACGGAGCTGCGGATACGCGGGGTGTTCCGCCGCCGGACGGCTTCCGGTGTCCCGTTGGCGGGTGACGGATCCACCACCCGCCCCAGCCGTGGGGCTCACGGTGTCCCGGCAACTCACCGAGCCGGTGTTTCAAGAAGGGAGTTTACGTATGAGTGACTTCGACAAGATCATCGACAGCGTAGACCTGAGCGACGATGGCTTGGAGCCGTCTGAGACCGAGCTTGCGCCTGTGGACGACGGCCTTGAGACCGAAGAGGCTGGGGCCGCCGAGACGAAGTCCGAGGGAACGACTGAGGAAGCGGTGAGTGAGACACCGGCCGGGACGCCGGCAAAGGCCCCGGCCAAGCCGCCCGCGACCGTACCTCTGGCCGTTCATCTCGAAACCAAGCACCGCCTGCGCGACACCGCACAGCGACTCGCGGCCCTGGAGGCTGACCGGATGCTGCCCAGCCAGCAGCAGGCCAGTCAACCGGCCGGCAAGAGCCCGTTGGAGCAGTTCGCGGAGGAAGAGGGCGCCGACGCCGTGCCCACCACGCAGGTCTTGATCGACCAGCGCCAGTGGGACGCCGACCAAATGGCCCGACGAACGGAGGCCGATAGTATGGCCGTCGCCAGCCGGGCGGTCCATATCGCCCTGGCGTCCATGACGGACGAAACGATGGGCGAGGGACTGGGGATGGAGACGGTCCTGCAGCTCGGCCACCGATTCCTGACGCCGGGCGACCAACTCGACATCCGGATGGCCGGTGACAAGGCGGGAACGCTGCTCTATCAGCGGTGCCTGGAACGGACGATCCACTCGGGCTCTGCCCCAGGCAAACTCTTGGCTCAGGCGGTGAAGACCGCCCGCACAGGTCGCGCTTCGCTAGCTGGCACCGGGGGTAAGACTCCCGTGCGTGCCGGCAGAAAGGCGGAGGCGCCGAGCCGCGAGGAGGTCATTGGGGTCAGCCCCATTCAAGGGGCGACCGATCTGACCGACTTCTTCACTACCTGATTCGGCGCGCCTCCGCGTGAGGTGCGACAATGGCAAATACGGTTTTTGCAAGCAACGACCCGCTTACCCATAAGCTGTGGTCGAAGAGTACGATCATGTACGCCCTGGCGAACATGGTCCTGCTGCCGTTGATGGGCAGCACTCCGGACAGCATCGTCTGGGTCAAGAAGGACCTGCTGAAGGAGCCGGGCGATACGATCACCTTCCCGGGCGACGCCCCAATGGACGAGGCCGGGGTCGGTGACGACGGCAACACTGAGACGAACGAGGAGGCGCTCGAGAAGCGCAATGCCAAGGTCGAGGTCCACGAGCGGGCGCACGCCGCCCGACCGGCGGGCAAGATGTCGATGCAGCGCACCGACGTCTACAAGGCGGCCGGCTTCCGGGCCTACGCCAAGGACCGACTCGGCATCTGGGCGAAGGAGGCGTGGGAGAAGGACCTGGTCAATAGCGCTGCCGGACTCTACAACGAGAACGCCAGCGGCGCGGCCATCGAGACGATCAACGAGAGTTACCCGACGGCCAACCGCATTCGCTACGGCGGGCAGAGCATCGGCAGCTCGCCGGCGCTGGGCACGACCTACAGCACGGATGCCGCCCTGACGGCTGGGACACAGGCGAATAACCTGTTCGGCACTCTGGTCGTCAACGTCGTCCGGGCCAAGGCTCTCTCCTGTGCGCCCCGCTTCCGTTGCGGGCGTTTCTACCAGCAGGCCCGCGATCCGGCCGGGGCCTTCGATCAGCGCAATCAGCGAGCGCAGAAGCTCGTGGGCGAACTCTACACGTTGTTGGCTCAGCCCTATCAAGTGAACTCGATGCGCTCCGAGATTGGGAGCATCGGGTGGAACCAGATGGTTGCCGCCTGCGCGGCCCGGAGCGACCAGCACCCGGTTTTCCAGCCGGGCGCCGTGCTCTGGAACGGGGTCATCATCCAGGAGTACGACCGCGTGCCCTTGCGCACCGGGGCCGGCGGGACCACGCTGGCGGAGGGCTTCCTGCTCAACGCCGGCCGGACCGCCACGACGGACCCCTGCGCCAATACCCGGAGCGTCGCTCGGGCCCTGTTCATGGGCGCGCAGGCGATGTGCTTTGCCTGGGCGCAGATGCTCCAGTGGCACGAGGACTGGGTCGATGGCCGTATCCCCCGGGTCATCATCGACATGATCTACGGGGTCAAGCGAACCATCATGAACGCGCACGGCACGAGCACGCCGGGCGAAGACGAGGCGATCTACTGCATCGACACGGAAGTCATCGTGACTTGACCGTCCTTGTGGTGGCGGACACGAACAGTCACCGGCTGGGGCGCGGGACTCACGGTCCTCCGCCCGCGCCCCCTCTTGGAAGGAGATTGACCGATGAAACGAGGAATTTTCGCGGCCCTGGCGCTCGGCGTCGTGTTCGGGGTGACGTTCACGCTCACGCTGGGCTCCTATCAGCCGCACAATTACCGGATTCCGCGCGGCTACATCCACCTGCGCCCGGGCGGCGTGGCCAGTGACGACACGCCCCTGACGAACTCGACTTCCACGTGGTACGACGCCAACGACTGGGTCCGGATTCCGGAGGACTGGGGCAGCGTCAGTATCAGCATCTACGCCTACGGCGACGGCACCGGCGCCGGCGATCCGAACGCCGGCGTCTTCGACGCCAACCTGTACGTGGTCCATGAGTACGGCGCGCCCATGCACATATGCAGCCTGTCGGGCACCATCGGCGAGCTGGAACTGAGCCACGACCCGGTGCGCGGCTGGGGCGGCAATTACCGCAGCGGCTTGGGGGCCGATCCGAACCACAAGTGGGCCGAAGGCCCGATAACGCTGAACGATGAATCGTGGCGCTACCCGGTAGGACTGTCGGGCGAGGCCAATGGCGTCGGTGAGATCAACTTCAACCCGGCGGGCGCGACCCATATCAACATTCTCTTCGAGAAAACCGGGATCAGCACACTCTATGCCGTGATGACCGGGAGGCCCTGATGCGCGCTGGCCATGCAAGCATCTTGCTCGTGGCACTCAGCCTCGTGACGCCGGGGGTGGCGTGGGACACCTGCGAGGACTTCACGCGTGCGGGCTGGGTCCACACGGACAACGGGGATGACCTGAGCGTCGCCGCCTACGTTCTGACCTCCAGCCTCGTCACCGAAACCCAGGGGGCGACCCACATTCGCGACTACGGGGCCGACCACTTCGCGACCTTCACACACCGCTTCCAGTTCCAGGCCGACCTCACCTACTGGTCTACCTACGCCGAGGGCCGGATGGGCTACGCGAACAGCGCCGACTACTGGCCGAACGTCCCCGGGCCCCTGCTGTGGGTCCGCATCTTCCGCGAGGGCAGCGCAACCCAGCCGCGCGTCAGTCTCGTGGGCACGGACGCCAACACCATCGAGATCAATCTGGCCGATGACGCCCGCTACTATGCCGAGTTGTCGCGCAACGCGACCAGCGGGACGGCGACTCTGACCGTCTGGACGGGCGGCTACAATCAAACCCTGTTCGGTTCCATTTCGGCGCCCTGCAGTACGAGCGGCCTGCGCTACTGCCACGCCTGGAATGCGCGCACGGGCGACGCCGGCAACGTGCCCCTGAACCTCTATAGCCTGGACATGCAGCGCGCGGCCCCGCCCGACAGCGGCGCGTGGTACGTTTCCGCCGCACAGGGCAACGACCTCTTCGACGGCCATTACCCGGTCGATCAGGGCGATAACTACGGCGGTCCCTTCGCCACGATCAATTACGCCGTCCAGTACGGCCCCGTCACCGCCGGTCACACCATCTATGTGCGGACGGGCACCTATGCGGAGACGGCGACCTTCGCCAAGGGCGGCTCCGCCGGCAGTCCGCTCACCGTCCGCCGTTACGGCACCGAGACGGTCACCGTGGACGGTTCCTACGCCATCCCCGCCGCCGCCTGGAGCGCCTGTACGCAGGCGAGTGACGCCCTGGGCAACTCGAATTGGGCCAATATGTATTACACCACCCTGCCCGCCGGGCCCCTCATGAACTCGAACCTCTACCAGGGCAGTGACTACCTGAACCTCGCCCAGGACGGCGAGCCCTCCAACCGCTGGCACTACTACGACCGCACCAACTGGCACCAGCGGGCCACGGGCATCACGCGCACGACGATCACCGACGCCAACCTGCCCACCTACGGTGGGGCGAGCATCGTGGGGGCTTACGTCGCGGTCCATACCACGTCGAACACGGTGCGGCAGAGCCAAGTCACGAATTGGGACAGCGGCACCAACACGATCACGTTCGGCGATCTCGGGGCCGATCCTGCGATTTACACCGACTATGGCAAGTACATCTATGCGATCTTCTCTTGTCCCAGCGATTACGTGTTTGACGACGCCGGCGAGTACGTCATCAACACCAGTCGCTACTGCGTGGTCTGGCCCTGGAACTCCGCCAACCTGACCACGGAGCCGGACGGCACGGTGTCCGTGACGACGCGGGCCGACCTCTTCGACCTCTCCAGCTACGGGCACATCACCCTCGACGGCCTCAGCTTCCGGCGGGGCTATCAACAGGCCATCGACGGCTCGGGCAGCAACGTCACCATCAAGAACTGCACCTTCACGCAGTGCAGCGGCGTGGATGGCCCGGCGACGAATCACGTCAATCACAGCGGCAGTTACCTCACCTTCCAGAACAACAGCCTGAGCTACGGGCGCGGCCAACTGCGCGGACTCGTGGCCAACGGCGGGTCCGACGTGCTCTGGACGGGCAACACGATCACGCAGTACACCGGGACGTGCATCTACTCCGCCGGCGGCGACCGCAACCAGATCCTCGGCAACACGATCAAGGAGAACTTCGGGCCGCACGCCAACGCCATCGCGATCCAATACTGCGCCGACAAGTGCCTGATCGCGCGCAACCGGGTCGTGGACACGCCCCGGCTCACCCTCTCCTACAGCGACAACGTCATCATCTGTCACAACGTCTTCGACCACGCCGTCTGGGACGGCTACTGGCTCAGTGACAACGGCAACTGTTCCGGCTACCTGCGCGCGTTCAACAACACCATGCTCGGACCCGGCACGTACTATTTCGTCAAGTCCCTCAGCTCCTCCTGGACCACGAGCACGTTCCAGAACAACCTGATCGATTCCACGAGTGCGGTGCCCAGCGTCCATACGTACAACGTTTTCACCAGTGACAACCACTGGACCCTCGGCACGGGCGAGTCGGTGAACTACAGCGAGGCCTCCCTCATCACGGATTGGGCGGGCGAGGACTACACGCCGGTGGACAGCGGCGACCTGCACGACGCGGGCACGGACGTTTCCGCCCTGTTCGACAGCACGAACTGGCCGAGCTTCAACTTCGCGCTCGACCTGAACGGCAACACGCGCAGCGGCACGTGGGACATCGGCGCGGTGGAGCGGGAAGCCGGACCGCCGCCGAGCACGAACCACTACCTGCTCATGAGGAGCGGATCATGAAACGAGTCAGCGCCGTCATCCTGCTCGCCGCCCTGCTGGCGACGGTCCCCCTGGCGTGGGCCTGGGGCACGCTGGAGGACTTCACCGCCGGCTGGACCCACGTAGACGACAACAACAAGCTGGGCGTCGGCGCGAACAACCTGACCTCCACCACCGTCTCCGAAACCTACGGGGCCTACCACACCAAGAGCTACGGGGCCTCGCACTTCGGCGACTTCCAGTGCCGGTTCACCGGCGACTACGAGAGCGGCATCTGGAGCACCTGGGCCAACTGGCGTCTGGGCTTCGCCAACGCCGCCGGCTACTGGCCTACCGTGGCCGCTTCCGGCGACTCCGTCTGGGTGGAGATCTACCGCAACGCCAGTGGTCCGTTCGCCCGCATCGTCAGTGTCAACGCCGGGGTCGAGAGCTATTCCACGGCCTCGGACACGCTCGCGGCCGACACGACCTACTACTTCGAGTTCACGCGCTCGGGCACGTCCCTGTCCCTGACCATCTGGACGGGCGGCTATGGCGTGACACAGTTTGCGAGCCTCAATCTCACCGGGGTCTCGACCACCCTTGAATACGCCCACGCCTGGAACGCGCGCGCCGGCGACACCGGCAACGTCCCCTGGGATCTCCAGGACCTCGATCTCAGCGGCGGCGGGGGCGGCGGACCGTACGTCGGCCATCTGAAACAGACCCTCAACAATCCCGTCCTGCACGGGGACACGCTTTCGGGAGGACTCTACGAATGAAACGGCTATTGGTTTCCATCCTGTTCCTGCTCTGCCTGGCCCTGCCGACTTGGGCGCACCGCATGGTCGCCGGCGTCACGGACGAATACGTGTACTTCGTGGCCGTGGACGCCACCGACAACAAGACCCGCGAGACCGGGCTGTCGAGCTTCACCGTCTACTACTCGCTGAACGGGGGCGCGGCCACCGCCATGACCACGCCGACCGTCAACGAGACGGACGGCACGAACATGCCCGGCGTCTACGAGCTGCTGATCGACGAAGCGGGGATGACCACGCTCGCCAGCGGGGACGATACCGGGGAGTTGTGCCTGCACATCACGCAGGCCAGCATGGCCCCCGTGACCCGCGTCATCGAGATTTACCGGCCCAAGCTCACGGCCGGCAACACGCTCACCGTCGCCAGCGGCGGCCAGGGCGTCGCCAATCTGACCCAACTGAACGGCTCCGCGACGCCCGTGACAAACCTGAACACTGCCTACAATAGCGCTTGGTCGACGGCGTGGGACCCGAACGGCTTTTGGAGTGCAGAACTGGTGGCGATCTCGAGGGCCGCCGGCATCATTGAGGCGACGGGCGCGGGCAATACGATCCAGACGGATGACTCCGGCTACGTCAAACTCTCCACCGGCACCGGGGCCGGGCAAGTCACGATCAACAGCGGCGTGGTCGAGGCGAAAATCGTCGATGGGGTTGATAATGTGATTTTCGACCCCAACCTCAGCGATTTCTTCGCCCTGGACAGCGGCAAGACCTACGCCACCGCCGTCGCGGGCTCCGTCGTCAAGGAGACGGCCGACAACGCGGCCTCCGGGGGTGGGGACGCCACGGCCGCCAATCAGACGACGATTATCAGCCACCTGACCTCGATCAAGGGGGCGACCTTCTCAGAGGACACCGACCAACTCGAAGACATCCGCGACCGGGGCGACGCCGCCTGGACGACGGGCGCGGGCACGGGCCTGACCAAACTCGCCTCCGGCACCTGCCAGGCGGGCAGCACCAAGAGCACCATCAAGCTGGCCAGCGGCGACGGGGCGGCCGACCACTACTACAAGGGCGCGACCGTCGTGCTGACCGGGGGGACGGGGGCCGGGCAGTTCGCCACCCTCCGCGACAACAACGCCACGAGCAAGGTCTGTACGATCTACGGCACGTGGAAGACGACCCCGAACAACACGACCACCTACGAGATTCAGGCCACCCCGTGGTCCGTGCTGCGCAACCTGATGGCCCTGTGGGATTGAGACAATGGCAATCACAACGGGTGAAATCCTGACGTTCGTCAACGGCGTCCTGAACCGGGAGGAGACGGACATCGACACGCAACTGCGCTTAGTGGTCGATGATCTCGCCGACCTGCACGTCCTGGAGGGCCTGGACGGCACGCAGAGCCTCACGAGCACGAGTTGGCACCTCGTCTATCCCACCGATTGCCTGGATACGGAAGAGGCGATCATATCGGTTCAACTCAAGGACAGCAGCGGCATCTATGGGCCGCTCCTGAAGGTCTGGCCGGGCGGCTGGCGCGACCATGTGGAGTACAGTGAAGGGAATCCGTCCCGAAGCGTGCCCGCCTGCTACGCGATCAACGAGCGCAAGATCTACCTGGACCCGCGCCCCGCCTCCGACTACACCGCCACGATCCACTACTACCGCCGGCACGGGACTTCCCTGACGACGCTGGACTTCACGGACGACTGGAAGCGCTGCGTGCTCTTCGGCGCGGCCCTCGAAGTGGCCTGCAAGTACGGGCTGCCCAACGCCGTCAACCTGTGGGGCGGGCGCTACGAGAGAGAGAAAGAGAAACGCCGCATTCTGATGAGGTAACACCATGAAAGACAGACGTTCATTTTGGCTGTCCGCGACGATCCTGATCCTGGGCTGGGCCGCCATTCTGACCCTCGGCTGGACGGCGACGTACGACACGAGCACGCCGGCCGGCACGGACGCGCCGAGCGTGCTCGACGACCGGATTCGGGAGGTCAAGCTCGGCGTTCAAGAGCGCCAGAATGTGGACCATTACTGGCCGCTGGCCGGCTCGCAGGTCTCCCACGCGGACGCGGGCAAGCACCGCAAAGTCACGTTCCAGGAGGTCTTAGGCAGCGGCCCGACACTGACCAGCGGGCAACTGGCGCTCTACACCAAGACGACCGACAGCAACGAAGCCGTCTGGCTCAAGAGCGACGCCGGCACAGAGCGCCAACTGACGACCGGCAGCAGTCTGTATCTCAAGATGCAGGACGCGGACGGGGCGGTCCTCAAGACGGGCAATCAGACCATCGCCG